AGAGGTAGTCATGCCTTCGCTAGAGACGTTTGCGGAGATGGAGTACAACGGTTTAAACGTAGATCCTGATGTCCTTGATGTTGTTGGTAGGCAATTGTACACCAAGAACATGAATGAGGAGGACTACTTATACACCTGCAAGAGTGTAGAGAAGACTGATAACCTTTCTTCAAACAATGATTTGATTGAGGTATTGTATACAAGGGAAGGTGGCATGGAATTATTTCCCCCTGACAAGACAGCGAGCGGCAAGCCCTCTGTGTCAGCCCCTACCCTTAAGTTATTACTGGAGCATATTGATGAGGAGTTAGCTTCCCGTGGGTAAGTGGCAACATAGAGACGAAGGCAAGAAGATCAGTAAGTCTGTGGTGAAGGCTAAGACTACCGAGGAGTTGCATGAGGCTAAGAGATTCCTAAAAGGTCTGTTGAATCTTCGCAAGTCTGAGAAGCTTGCCAAGACTTACATCAAAGGCACTCGCAATGCCATTGAGTACAACGAAACCAATAAGGTATTCGTAGACTTTCGCTTTGATGGTACGGCAACGGGTAGACTATCCTGCGCTGCGTACAATGCTCAGAAAGCCATGGGTGTATCCTTCCACACTCTGCCTAGAGAGACAGAGACAAATATCAGAAGTATCTTTACCGCTCCCAAGGGTCACGCTTTTATCGCAGCAGACTATGGGGCCATGGAGCTTAGGGTCTTGTCCCATATTGCCAAGGAAGGTAATATGCAATTAGCATTCAATCAGGGAGCCGACCTACACACCTATACCGCTAGGCTTCTCTTTAATAAGGAGAACATCACAAAAGAGGAGAGACAGATTGCCAAGACTGTCTCCTTCCTAATTGTCTATGGTGGTGGTGCTTTCAATCTAGCTGAGACTATGGGTATTCCCATGAAGAGAGCAGAGAAGATTATTGAGAACTATAAGAATGTCTATCCAGGCATCTTTGCATACATGGAGTTTGTAAATGAGTTTATCAAAAGCAATGGGTATGCTTACACTAT